AAGGCTCAAGTGCATCAGTCTCAAGGTAGAAGTGAACGTAGTAGGTCGTGCCCTGAGTCAGCCCAATCACGCCACCAAAGACCGATTGAACGCCAGACACGCTGACAGCCTGAGACCCGGAAGCAGGAGCGGCTGCCCCCACGTTGTTCTGCCCTGCCTTGATTTGTGTCGTTGTCGGCTGGGTCACCGAAGTTGTAGCGACCCAATACAAAACTCCGTCGCCCCTGTTCGAGGTAACTGAGGCGTTCGCGCTGGTTTCGTTGATAACCGTGACAACAGGCGAGGACAGCAGTGGGTCGGGGATGACCACCGGCCCCCGCGAAGGCTCAAACACCCCACGGATCGCGGTGGACAAAGGCGAACGAATCGGATTTCTTATCATTGTTTAGGAATTCGCTCAAGCCGCAGGGATGAACACACCGAAGTAGCCAGTTGTTGCCGCTCCGTCTGCCCACGAAGCATCAAAGTTTCTGGCACCGGAAGCGCTGCCGTGCGCCGTAAATTCCGACACCGCGCCCGCATATGGCGTCACGTTGTCGGACAGAAAATTGAGCCTTCGCACGTCGGTGCCAGCGGATGCGCTGACGGGCGTGCGCGATGGGCTGAACTGCTGGAGAACAGACAAAAACCCAGCGCTCGGGGCCGCATAGGCAGAAGCCACCTGAGACGCTGCAGCCACCGCACTGAACACCTGAATCGGCGCCACGTTGTCGAGACCTGACACCTCTTTCAGATAGATTCGACGGTTGAAAGGCGACGCGTTTGACGTGATCGAAACGCTGGTGATGCCCGCCGGACAGTTCCGGCGAACCCAGGTGTACAGCCGAACACTGGTGTTTGCCAGCGGGTCACCGTTGGTCTCTCGGGTCCACTGCCCAGCAGTCACAATCCCGCCCGCACTGTCCGCGAATGTGATGGTGTTGAAATACGGGGCGGACATATGCACGATGAGCGTGTTGCCCGCTGTTGATGCCTGATCGAACGTCAGGGTGGAAACCGTGGTCCCTGTGCCCTGCGTGTAAATCGGGTCCGTTTCCTGCACCAGCACAGGCAGAGACGCAGCAGCAGCACTGCGCCGCTCAAAAGCCGACGCAATCGGCGATCTGATCGCCGAAAGGATCGGGCGTCGAATCATTACGCAGTCTCAAACGCGCAGGAGTTGGTCTGCGCCGGCCGGAGCACGCGGAAAGAGCCAGGGCCAGTGACCTGTGCCGGGGTGCCGATGCCGATCTGCTTGTCAGCGAGGTCTTCCCATCCGGTGGTGGTCTGAATCTGGACGATGCCGTACCCTCGCCCACGCATGGAAAAGGTCACTGATTCGCCGGCTGCAATGGTGCTTGCCGCTGACGTTGCTTCGGTGGTGCCGTTGGCGATGATCTCGGTTGCCATGATGTGTCCTATTGGTCAGTAGCCCATGAACTGCTCGGTCACAGGCTGGGTTGATGCTTCGGCTGCGGACAGGTCTTTCACCATGGACGCTTGTTGCGCCTGCTGCTCGGATTCGGCCTGTGCTTGCATGGCCTGCGCCCGGTTCTCGCGGATCAGTGCGACCTTCTCGCCGCCAAAGATCAGATTCGGGTCCACGCCCAGCATGTCTGCGTACTCGTCGGCCCAGCGGTCTGCGTCCAGCTTGTCAAGCACCTCTGGCTTGAGGCTCGCCACCATGCCCATGGTGCTGATGTAGCGATCCACGCCGTTCGTTGCGACGGCGCGCTGAGCCTGCGCCAGCATGGACACGTATTCCACCTTTAGCTCCATGCCCGCAAGCTCTTGAGGTGGCGGAGGCAGGGCCTCGGCTTCCATCAGCTCGTTGAATGTCATGTCAATCAGCGGGTCCAACAGCTCGTTGTGCAGGCGCTCCAGCACAGGCCCGAGCATCAGCAGCTTCTCTTCGTGCCGCTCGGCAACCTCGGTCGCCGTCATGCCGTTCTTGTTGGACTGAGCGATCATCAGGAACATGTCGCTGTAAAAGCTGCTGTTCACCCGCTCGCGCACGTCCTGGATGTCCACCAGCAGGTGGTTCAGGTCCAGCCGCACGTCGAACATGGTCTGAATCTTCTGCTGGGTCGCGCCCATGTTCACGTATGTCACGCCGCCCGGCAGCGTGGCAATCTCCCGGCCCTTGAGTTCCAGCGGCATCTGCAGCGGCGGGTTCGTCATGTAGTCGATGCCCTGGCCCTTGCGCATCTGCTGGTGCTGCAACTGCTTCAAGTCGCCCAGCGCTTCCATGGCCGGGCTGTGCCCGTACAGGTCACCGGAGGTGGTGGACCAGCGCGGCGCCAGAACCCTGAAATACTGGTGCCCCGAGTCGCGCATGAACTGGCCGGTGTTCGTGTCGCGCTCGTAGTAGGCCGACCGGAACGGCATGTTCCGGCTGTCGCGCAGCTTCGAGTCCCGGTCCCGGCGCGGCTCGACCAGGTGGACGATGGGCACTTTGGCCTCAAGGTTCCCACGGTCGAAAAGCGTCTTCACTGCGGTCGAGACGTTCTCGATCCCGAACTCCTCCACCACCTGGCCCACGGTCTTCTCAAACTCGCGGTACATGGTGTTCACCACCTCGCGGCTGTCCTGAGCGAAGCAGTATTCGCCGATGGTCTGGGTGTGGTGGCGGATCGCGTCCTTGTAGTCTGGCAAGACGATGGAGGCTGCAGTGCCGAAGGCGCCAAGCTCTTCGTACATCGTGTGGAGGGCGCGGTACGTGTTGGAGCGCTGGAACACCAGCATCAGCTGCCTCTGACACGCATCCAGCCACGACTTGACCGGCGCATAGTTCATCAGGTCGGTGTCTGGCGTGCCCAGGCGGAACCACGGCCGCGCCGGGCTGGTTGCCCCGCCCATGAGGCCAGCGCCCAGGATGCGCAGCGCTCGCGGCCCGGTCGAGTCCAAGATCAGGTTGTGATTCTTGCTGCCCCGGTTCGTGTCGGATGTCGAAAACCTGCCTGCACGCGGCAGCAGGTTTTCATTGATCTCGCGCCAGTGGGCATCCCAAGAAGCCCGCTCGGTCTTCATCGCCGCATGGCGCTTGCGGAATGCGTTGAAGGCCTCAACGCCGCTTGGTTCGCTCATTACGACCCCAGAAGGCTTGAGCGTCCCAGCGACCCGGTTGATGCGCCACCGGCACCAGTCAGCAGCGTGGAAGACGCGCCAGATGCCCCGGCCTTGTCGTTACCCGTGAGCATGGCGCCGATGTTGGGCGACTTCCGCATGGCCCGGTTGTTGGCGATGTCCGCCAGCGTGGCCTGCTTGTTCGCGTCGGCTTGGGCTGCCGCCGCTGCGCGCTGCTGTGCGCCGAAGGCGGAATTCTGGGCGCTCAGGGCTTGCTGCTGCTGAGCAAGGTTCTCCTGCCCGAGCTGGAACTCCTGCTGTTGCCGGGTGGTCTCCATAGCGGACTGTTCTTTGAACTGTCGCTTCTGCTGGCTTTGCGCTTGGTCCTGCTGGTACAGGCCAGCGGCCCCGACAATTCCAACCACTGCGGAGACTGCCATTTCACACCTCTTTCATTCCAACTGTTTACTGAACACCACGTCCTGCACCCCGTAGCCCATGCGTGGCAGCATGGCCGCCAGCGGTGTGCCTTCCTTCGCGTGCCACAGCATCAGCCTGCATCCACGCCTCTTCCCCTCCTGCTCGGTGCGCCGCATCAGTCGGATGCCGGCCCCGCCCTCGCGATGCGCCTGGTCGATGAACAACAGATCGTTCTGGCACACCATCAGGTCGGCGTAATGCGGGTGGCGCACGATGAAGTTCACCGAGTAGCCCACGATCCGCCCGGACTTCACGGCCGCCAGGATCAGCAGGGAACCCGCCTCCTCCATGCGCCGATACGCCGCCTCATCAGGCTTGAGCACCATCACGTCCTTGTTCCTAGCGATCTCGTCCCAGTGCTTGGCGAACAGCTCTTGGCCGTTCCCTAGCATTTCATCGACGCTTGACTGCCGGACCTCGAACATTGGCGGCAGTTTGTCAGCGCCCCTCCCGGTTATGCACACCCGAAGGGATGGGGCTGGCACGGCGTCGAAGATGATGTGGATGCGGTCGGTGTCGCCGTTGTTGATGAACGCATGGGTCGCTTTGTGATCGAACTGCCAGAGTTCACCGGCCTTCATGCGGCACAACTCCGGCCAGACGCTGAATTTGCAGCTGGGGTTCGTGGACAGCACGAGGTGGAACCGGGTGAAGTGGTCGGCATACGGGCCTTCGTCAATGTGTGGTGTGACGAAGCCGCCGGCCTTGAGCTTGACCACCATGACATAGCCCAGATCGGTAGCGCCGATGGCCTCCAGTGCGCGTGAAACTAGGGCGCAGCACACATGCAAAGCGCTCATATTCATGCGGTAGGGAAAGGCGTTGCCCACCTTCATATAGTCGATCGGCACGTCCATGTGGCCCGGCCCTTGCAGGTAGATGGTCTGGGTGTCCCGGTGGTCAGACCCCGGGAAGTCCTGCCGCGCCGTGATCTGCTTCCACAGGTCGGGATGTGCGTCCAGCTCCTGCAGCAGCGGGGCCGGGTCGAATGTGAACGGGATGCGGGTGAAGTGGTTCATGGTTTTTCGCTTTCGTGCTAAATTTGATCTTGATGGTGAGTGCGCAAGCCGCGCACAGCGAAATGAAGACGGTTCAGTTGGTTAGAGCACCGGGAGTGGCGACCCGGGGGTCGTGGGTTCGAGTCCCACCGTCGCAAGGCGTATAGAGTCTTCGAGCTTCCAACGCACGCCACATGGCCGCCATCACTGAGAACCCGCTTCGGCGGGTTTTCTTTTTTTGTCATGAGTACGGGTTGTGTTCAAGCCTGCTCGTCTTGCCCTGCAGGATTCCGGGGAGTCGTGGCCGGCGTGCTACCGGCATGGCAAATGTCAGGGCGACGGCATCGGCGCGGTCTGGCGAATGGCCCAGCACCTCCTTGATGTCGTCTTTGCTGTCCAATCGGAACTTGTCTCCCTGAAAGCTGTAGGTAAGGGCCAGCAGTTCCTCGCGCAGGATCGGGTCCTCAGGCAGGCAGCCGCCAGACCTGACCCACTTGGCCAGCTCGAAATACATCTCCGATCGCTTGTTGAAGTACCGCTGGTCCAGCGCCTTGCCGCTGAAATAGACCTCGATGCAATCGCGGTTCGTGTTGCGCAGGGCATCAACCACCCCCACGCCATACCCGCCCGTGGCGTCCACGAACACCGCGTCAACGTCGATGCGATCCATGTCGATGGCCACCTGAGCGGCAACCAGCGTTGTGTCTGGGATGCGCAATTCACGCAGCGGGAATATCTGCCGGCCCCTGCGGTGTGCGATGGCGCTGGCGTCGTCACCTTGTCGGGCCACGTCTACCCCCAGGATGTCGGCGTGTGGCTCCAACTCATCGCGCTTGGCTGTCCTGGCCATGGCCGCGTCAATCTCGTCCGGCCCGAGCAGCGCATTACTACCAACCAGCGGGAACATGCCTCGAACCCGCACGCGCACGAAATCACTGTCTTCGCCCTCGTCCTCAATGAACTTCTGAATCTGACGCTTGTTCGTCATCCGAACCGTGCGGCTGTCGATCTGCCGCGTTATCCATCGGTGCTTGTACTTGCCGAAGCACTCTCGGAACCGCCCGATGTTCCGGGTAGGGTTGCCGAAGGCGGCCCAAATGATCTGCGTGTTCTCGTCGGTCAACGCCCCCTCGGTCACCTCCCAGATGGCGTCAGGGATGGATGAACCCTCGTCAAACACGATCAGGATGCGCTTGCCCTGGTTGTGCAGGCCGGCGAACGCCTCGGTGTTCCGCTCGGACCACGGAACCATGTCGATGCGCCATGTCTTCTCATGGTCCGAGTCGGTGCTGAACAAGGCCGTGGCGGTCAGGTGGAACCAGTGACGGAACAGACACAGCCGATACCACTTCGCCACCTCGGCCCAGGTCTTGGTCTTGAGTTGGTTCTCCGTGTTTGCCGTGACGACGCCCTTGGTGTCCTCGAACGTGCTGATCGCCCACAGGATGATCCAAGCCACCAGAGCGGACTTGCCAATGCCGTGCCCGCTGGCGACAGCGATCTGAATTGCGTCCTGAACCGTGCCGCCGTCTCGCAGCTTCTGGCCGATGACGCCCAGCGTCTCGCGCTGCCAGTCATCCGGTCCGTCAGCAAACGCCGCCAGCTCGCCCTGCCCCCAATCGAAGGACAGCAGCACCCACCCCAGCGGATCGTCGGAGTATTCGGCCGCAATCTCGATCAGCTCAGCGTCGATGTCACTTTGCCGCACGCGTAGCCCTCACTCGCTCCAGGCGCGCGGCCAGGCTGTCCACCACGTCCACCTCCAGCTTGTCGGTGAACATCTTCAAGTGCCGGCCCAACAGCTCAAGAGACCCCCGCTTGTCCCAAAACTTGATCTTTGCTGTGTGCTCGACATCCACAGGCTCACCGCCTGGCACCTTGCTGGTGACGACCTCAATGCTGGCGATGGAAGCAGCCACCTCGGGCGGGAGCATGTGCACAGGCAGAAGCTGCCCGGATTCATCGAACACAGATCGGATGTCGGCAAAAGCCAGGCGGCCGATTTCCTGCAGCACCCGGTCGGATGTGATCTCGGTGCGCTCGGCCCGCTCGGTCTTAAGCTTGTTGGCAAATACCTGAACCTTAGGATTGCTCAATAATTGAGCAGCTTGGACGTGCGCGCCCTTCTTGCTGTACCCGGCCCGGATCGCAGCCTGCGTACCGTTGAGGTCTATCAGGTACTCCCGGCAGAACGCCTCTTGCTTCGGGCTCAGTCCACGATTCATTTCACTGCCTTCCATTTCACGATTTCATGGTTCCTACGGCGGCCCTTGACCCAGCCGGCCACGGTTGCCTTGCTGCACTCCATGAGCGCGGCAATGCGGCTGTACCCCATGCCCCCCTCAGAGAGCGCCCGGGCCATCTGAACCTCGCGATCCGTGTTCTTGGCGCGGAAGTGGTCCTGCCCGACGCGCTGGTTCATCTCGTTTGTTGCGATCTTCTGGTTCATGTGGGTCATCCTGGAAGTTCTCGGGGAGCAGTGAGCGAAGGTGCTGCGTCACTCGGTCCACAGCCTTGACCCGTGCGTTTGGGTCTCTCTCGGTGTTGGGGACGGAGGCCGCTTGTTTCAGCATCTCGACAGCCCAGGGCGGAAGGCTTGTCATGCGCGCGCCCCCAGCGTCTTCGCCAAATCAATGGTCGCGTGCCCACTCTTGATTCGGGCGGCGGTCAGCCTTATGGCCTCTTCATACTGGCTGCGCGGGATGCTTCCCCGCTGCAGGTCGTGCCACTCGATCACATCGCGCAGCGCCTGGATGGTCGGGCCGTTCAGCCCCATGCGCCCGGTTTCTTGGAAGCGGCGCGCGGCATCGATCAGCCCATCCTCTGCTTTGTTGCAGTCGGGCATTGCCTCGGTGCCGATGCCCATTCCGGCCAGGGTTTGCGTCAGGTTGTTGACGTTTGCCATGTCGGACCATTCGGCCATCTGCGCCTTGCCATGGGAAAAGGCGTCAAGGCTGGACAACTCGCGGGCCAGCAGCTTGTCGAGGTCTTGCCGGGTGGTGATGCCAGCCCCCTGGATGGCGTGCTGAACTGGGTTGATCAGCGCCCACACTTTTCGGACGCAACGCTTGCGGCTCATTCTTAGCTTCCTTTCATCGCGGTCATCTTTCGTGCTTCGGATCGGTAGTGGCGGGCCAGTTCAATCAGGCCCTCGCGGGTGTACTTGCGCAGGGTCTGGTCGGCTTCGATCAGTTCGACGGCGCGCTGGCCAATGCGCTGGATCAGGCCGGAGCGGTAGGCGACGTGGTTGCCGCCCAAGTGGTTGTTGCAGTGCCGGCATTGCGCGTGACAGTTGTCCTCGACGAACCGCATGTGCGGGGCGGACCCAACGGAGCGGTAGTGGCCGGCGTCTTTGCTGTTCGGCTCGTCGCTCAGTGCGCGTCCGCAGGAAATGCAAGGCTTCCCAGCGTCCCGGGCGCGCACGAACCAGTTGAAGGCGTCCTGAGCCTTCTTAACCAGTTGCGGGCGCGTCTGCATGGCTTCAAGCTTTTTGCGCGTCTGGCGGCGGTCTGCGGACTCTGCCTTGGCCTTCTTGGCCTCGGTCAGCGCCTTGGAATGCGTGAGGGCGCATGTCGGGCTGCAAACCTTCTGGAGCGGGCGGGCTTTGACGTACTCGCAGCGGCAGACCTTGCACGTTGACTGCTTCATGCCCATCCCTCCACGATCATTTCCATCAGCCTGTCGGCCGTGTCCTGGTCCATCTGAGGGAGGATGTGGCGCAGCACGCCGTCGATGGCTGCGGAATAGAACGCATCGAAGGCGTCCTGGTCCATGGACTCGTAGGCGATGGACTTGGGCACCTGGATCAGCTCGCCGGTCTGCGGGTGAATCGCCGGCTCGAAGTGGCCGACGATCAGCTTGACCGCCACCAGCGCCTTGTCCACGGTGTCGTAGACCTCGGAGTTCTCGGTCACCAACTGCAGCAGCGCCATGAACTTGCGGTGATGGGCGCCATTTCGAGGGCTGCTGGCCTCGACGCGCAGCCACTTGCCGGCCTTCATCGTTTCCAGCCGGCGCTTGAACTTCACCCATGCTTCGTGATCGTCCGGCGTGGCGCCGCGTAGGCCGCCGGGGGTTTTCAGCAGAATCACTTTCATGCCGCCACCCCCTCAAAAAGGTCCATTTGGTCGATCTCCTGCCGGGTGGCGTGGTTTCGGTACGCCGGCCCCGGGCGCACCAGACCGGAGCGTTTCCCGGCCAGCGGCATCAGGCCGGCACGGCGCGCGCAGCGAGGGCCTACGGGCATGGAGCCGATCAGAACGGCGGGCGCCTTCATGGAGCGGGAGCAAAGCGCGCACCTCATGCGGCCTCCCTCATGGCTTTGGCTACCTCGACAAGCTCAATGCGCGCGCCGATCCATGCAGCCACCGGGACAGCCCAGCTATTACCGAGTGCCTTGTAACGCGGGCCGTCAGGGCACTCGCTGGCTGGCTTCTTTCGCCATGGAATCTTCGTGAACTCACGCGGGAATCCTTGGAGCGCTTCGCACTCTTCTGGTGTCAAGCGGCGCACTTGCATACCGGCTTGCGGCTGGACGGCAAACGGTGACTTCTCAAAAGCGCGTAGGCAGTCCGTCCGGTCTTCGCTGATACCCATGCTGCTGGCGTCATTGCCGCTCTTGTGCATGTTGAACGCAACGGCTGTAGGGTTCACGGCGCAAAGCGACGGGCTAAGCTCTTCCGAGCTGGCGCACTGCGTTGCGCTCATGCGGCCCGGGAAAGCAATCGCAGGCGCATGCATTCCAGCAGCCAGCGGGTGACACGGGTCGCCCGCCTTCGGGTTGCTGTAGTTCGCTGCGCTGGTGATCTGGGTGGTGTCGAATGGGACAGGCTGCGCGACAACGGTCGAAGAGCTGTTTTCAACTCGCCCCGGAACATCGGCGCGAAGACAACCAGCAACATCCGTGAAGCTGGCGACCCTGACGCTCTTGTCCGTACCGTGGATCGTCACCCCAACAGGCTTCGCCACATACGGCGCTTCGTGGTTGCAGTTCAGCGTCGGCGCCATGTCGGCACCGATTTCGGCACCGGCCTGACCCGTGGCTACGCAGATAGTTCCGCCGTCACAGTCGAAGTCGGTTCCAAGGCCACCGCCAGCAGTGCTGCGGCTAGGGATGGTGGGAGCGACTTTCCGCGCTTCTCGGCTCGGCGCAGGATGCCCTTGCAGGCTGTGGCGCTCAAAAAGAACCGCTGCGGCACTGCGCCAGTCTCCAAGACATCCGACAACGAACACACGGCGGCGTCGCTGGGCCACTCCAAAGTATTGAGCGTCCAGAACCCGGTAGGCGAACCCATACCCGAGTTGGCCCAGCATCCCGAGGAAGGTTCCAAAATCCCGTCCTCCGTTGCTGGACAGGACGCCGGGGACGTTCTCCCAAACCAGCCACTTGGGCCGATACTTTGCAGCAATGGCACCGTAGGTAAGCATGAGGTTGCCACGCGGGTCATCCAGTCCCTTTCGGAGTCCTGCGACGCTGAATGATTGGCAGGGGGTTCCTCCGCAAAGAAGGTCAATTGCATGGTCGGGCCAGTCATTGAATTTGGTCATGTCGCCGTGGTTCGGCACGTCGGGGTAGTGATGGGCCAGCACGGCGCTGGGGAACGGTTCGATTTCGCTGAACGCGACGGCCTGCCAGCCGAGCGGCTTCCATGCGGCGCTTGCGGCCTCGATGCCTGAGCAGACGGAGAGGAATTTCATGCCCGAACCTCAAACGTAGCGAACATGTACGGCACCTCGGCAGCGCTCAGCCCTTCGCCGCCCATGCAACCCTCGCGGCTGCAACGTCTGCAGCAACCGGCTTTTGCCTCTCGCACGTCTGCAAGGGCGGCAGAAACTCCCAGCGAGGCCCCATGGCGCAGCGGGCGAATCGCTGTTTCGCCATCGCCTCGTTTTCCTTCGGCTTCCAGTGGGTGCACGTCACGCAGGAATCCCCTGGCGGTGTACTTTCGTTCGTGGGCTTTTCGCAGTTCGACATCGGCGGCAATCTCGTCGCGCAAGGCGCGCAGCTTGGCCCGTTCGGCGGGCACGTTGACGGATGGAGTGAGTTCAAATTGCATGTCAGTACCTCGTCGGCTCATGCGGCCAGTTGGACAGGTAGAGCGGCGCGTCCGCTGGGTCGGCGATGTACTGGTTCGCGTCGCGGTTGAACCACAACTTGATCGTGGGTTCGCCTTCGCCGCTGCCCTCGTAGTTCCGCTGCTTGCGGCACAACAGGTAGTGGTCGGGCTCCCCGGCTTTCTTCGCCATCGCGCCGCAAGCCTTGATGTCGTCTTCCTTGGGCTTGTTCCGCCAGACCATGAGCACGTTGTCCACCTGATCCGTGATGGAGCCGCTGCCCTTGTTGTCGTGCTTGTCGGGCACGGTGCTTTCGTTGGGCGGCTTTTTCAGGTGGTGCACAAGGTGGACGTGGACCGAGTAGTCCTGCGCGATGGCGCACAGTTCATCGACAAAGTTCTTCTGGCCGTTGTAGTCGTCCTCACCCTTCACGCACTTGGCCAGGTTGTCCACGAAGACGTGCTTGACGCCCAATTCCTTGGCGCAGTAACGGACCATGCCGATCACCTTGTTCGCTTCGGCGGTCCCCATCTGGTCATACAGCCACAGGTGCCGGTCGGTGAAGCCCTTGAACTCGCTGTAAAGCTGTTCGATGGCCTGCACACCGTCATCACCCTGGAACTCGGGAGAGAAAGGGTTCAGGCCGGCATAGATGCGGGCCATGCGCTGCAGCGTGACAACCGGCTTCATCTCGAAACTGGCGAAGCAAACCTTTTCTCCCTGGCCGATCAGCGAGAGGCCGACAAGGCTCGTCATCAGAGATTTGCCGTGCCCGTTCTGCCCAGACCACAGCGACACCTCGCCATCGCGGAATGCAAAGCTGTCGAACGTCTTGGGCCACGGCAGGAACGTCTGCCGCTCCTTGGCCTTGCTGCGCAGCCGTGCGTGCAGATCGGGGAACCACGAACCGGCCGGCTTCACCTTGGCCTGCGCATCGGTCTCGCGCATGTAGACCGAAAAGTCGATGTCGTCAGCGCTCAGAAACTCAGCCATGCGGCCTCCCCTGTTTTCCACATAGCAAACCGCTTTCCGTCATTGGCGATGACCATGGAGGCCCCGGCGCGCTTGCAGGCGCCGGCCAGAGCCTTGACGCGGGCAGAGTCCGCGCCGGTCACATCGACAGGCAGGCCAACCACAAACCGCAGATCGATACCGCCGAGGGCGTCGCCGTGCACCGAAACGCTCGGGTTCGTGCAGTCGCTTGGGTGCTGCCATTCGATGACCTCGGGCTTGATGGGGTAATCGCACAGCCAGACCATGCCGGCCGGCTTCACGCCCTTCATGCGCATGGCGATGATGTTTTCGTGGCCGCGCATCAGATGGCCCCCGCCAGGGCATTGGACTGCCCCGATTCCGAAAACCCAGGCGTTACGCCGTCCTCCCACCGCTTGCCGTTGAGGTAGACCAGCGGGGCTTCGACGTAGCCGTCCTGCCACTTCTGCGTCTGGCGCTTCACCGCGATGTCGGCCAGGATCTCGTCGGCCATACGGTCCAGACCGACACGGCGCCACTTCTGCGCACACTTCACCTTGTCCTGCTTTCGCTCATTCGCAGGCCATGCTGACCAAAAATCTTCGAACCGCTTCACACCCCCAGCAGGGGGTAAGGGGGTTTCTTCTCTCTTCTCTTTCTCTTCTCTTTCTCTAGCTCCGAGGATCGGCGTTTTCTGTCCTGCTTCTGTCTGCTGTTTGTCCGCATCGGATGCGGACACGTTGCGGACATTGGCCTTGCGTTGTGCGCGGTAGCCCTGCACGATGTCTTGCGACACCTCGCCAACGTCAACAATGTCAAGCGTTAGTTCGTATGCCATTTAAGGTGCGTATGTAGCGCCCCCACTACGTCCAAAGTTTCGTTCAATCGCAGTCAATAGCCGATTCGTCTCCTTTAGCTGCGGGTCCATAACCGTCTGGCCGCCACTGGCCGACGACAACCCGCCGATGAATGTCCGACTAAGGCTAATCTGTTGCCCTTCCGCCGCGCCGCGTCCCGGTTGCCGTTGAAAGAATGTCGATGTAATGCGTTGCTTCTTATTCAGTTCATCCATTTCCTTTTGCAGACCGGCGATGCTCCGCTGATATTCCCCGATGGATAAATCGCCTAGTTGAAATGCCGCATTGACCTTACTTATTTGCATTTCAATCTCGGCCATCGGATCGGCGAATCGGTCTACAATCGCACGCAGTTCCGATAGTTCATCGGCAAACGCTTGTGTTGCTGAATCGTGCGCCTGCTGCCGTCCGAGCGCAATGTAATCCGCGAGAAACTTTTTGCGTGAATCAAGAAAATCCGCCTGCTCAATCGCTTGTTCGCGGGCCTGCTCGCGGCCCATATTTATCATGGCCTGCAATACGGCACGCCGTGAGTCCAAGAATGCGTCGGCTGCCTTTTTAGCGTCGGCGCGTTCCGCCAATTGTTTTGTTGCTTGATCGGCCCCCGCTTGCATCCCGGTCGCTTCGGAAATATCAGCGCGTATATCGAATCGCGCAAAATTACCGAGAGCCGCCGCAATACGACCAATGATCGGAATCCCTGCCGCCGCATTACGGACGCCGTCGGTAACCGCTTCCCAACCCGTTTTGGAATGTTGGGCAACGGCAAGCAATTCCTCATTGACTCCTTCCAGTGCGGACGCGACCTTGTTGGCCGCCAGTGTGATACCCGCAAAGGCAGCACCACCCGCCAATAAACGAAATGATGATCCAAGGCTTTTGATCGTTGCGAGCTGCTGTTGAAATGGCGTTAGCGACTTGCTCGCCTTCTTAACGCCCGCCTCGAATTGCGTCGTGTCCGCGATGAACTTAGCGATTAGCGTGCGTATGGCCATTTTTGCCGCCCTTTATTGCCGCGTTGTGCATATTTGCGAACATAGCAAACGCTGACCGCATATCATCTATGCTTTGCTCTTTCCTCTTGCCGAATTCCGGCATGAAGTCGGATAGCTTGAACGTCTTGCC